TCCATTAACTACAATGTCAACAAACTTAGGTATAATAGGAACAGGTGTCCAATCTAAATTTAAATAACTTAAATCGCCATCTATTGCTAATTCATTTTTATATTTTTGAACTGACTGCTCACCTCTAGCGTACAGTCTTAATCTGTGATAATCTCTCCATTGAGAGTAAAACCTACAAGTGCTACTGTCTTTTCGAAACCATTCATATTGAATTGCTTGTCCAATTTGCAATCCATATTCTACCGTATCTTTTTCACTATCAGAAACAAATAAGCTCGGAAACCCAACTGGGTTTATATCAATTTTTACATCTACCATTAAGTACGTATTTTGCTATATATTCCCTTATTATTATACATTGCAAAGTTAATCTTTATTTTTGACTCTTTTTTTTGCGGTGTGTATAAGTGTTTTTGATTAGCCATTATAGCCAGTCCGGTACTTATACTTGCATCAAACTTAGTTCTGTTGTTAATATTAAATCTAGCCCAGTCTTCTAAAGTACGATTAAAATACATACTACCCATATCCAATTTATCTCTAAACGAACCTTCCATATCCATACCTACATACTTTTCTATATAGCTTTCAATAGCACTAGCATGAGCCTGTTTTACTTCTTCAGAAGAATTAGGTATTCCTCCTATTTCTTTTTCTGATTTTGATAATTTATTATAAATTTTATCAGGCCTATTCATACAATATTTTCTATACCCTCTGTTTTTAAAATGATATAATAATCTAGGTTTATTATTTTCTATTAATATTGGCATTCCATAAAACACACAAGCCATAAGAACGTCTTCAAAAAACAACTCTGCTGTTTGAGGTCTAGCAACATACTCTAAAAAAAACTCATTACTAGGAGCGTTATCCATATTAAATTTAGTTAGACCATGCAATGCTCCATTAGATCCGCCACCACCTACTGTTCCAGATATATCATATGAGTCACAACCAAAGCTACCTAAATGTTCGTTACCCGGCAAATACATTCCGTTGTTATTTAACCTGCAATTTTGCAAGTTTTTTTCTGGTATCCAAGAAACTAAAAACCTGCCTCTTGAATCTGGAGACCATACTACTTTAGAGTCTTTGATTCCATCTTTCCAACTAAATCTACCTTGCGTTAAAAAATGTTCTTTAATTAAAGAGTCATTGTAATCTATTTGCTGATAAATTTTTGTTAAATTAAATAATGACTGTTTACTTTCATCTCTAAATGCATGTGAATCAGTTCTTGGAAATTGCCTGTAAAATTCATTTAAAACATCTGGATCTTTTTTTAATGATTCTACTTCGTTTTCCCAATAATTAATAGCACCATGATAAATAAACTCTCCATCAGAACCTATAATATTTTTGTCTGGAGTCTTAAACACAGGCATTCCGTACCTATCTATGTATCCTTCAAAATTCCATTCCATAGGTATAAAAAGATTATATAGTCCACTTTTTGTTTGACCGTTTTGATTTCTGTTTTTTACATCAGAATCATAAAATAGTTTTTTAAAATTAGAACCTCCCTTGTCTAATGCGTTAGATGTAGAGCCCATCATGCACTTTCCAATAATTTTACTACCCAACCTTAAACAAGTCTTGGTTACATTCCAATTATTTATAATGTTATCTGGCTTTAACCATTTACCTGATTCATCATGAATTAATAGTTTTAATTTTTCCCCATCATAACTGTTGTCTGCAGTGTTCTTCCAATCTATAGTTGTATCCAATCCTTCTAACTCTTCTTCATTTGCCTGAAACATATTTTTTTTAGTAATCTTAGAAGCTGGAACTCTGTAGGCTAATTCAGTTTTTGGCCTATCCATACCGTCCTGTATCGGTTTAAAAAAGAAAGGATAGTTGTTAGAAATAGGAACTACCTTATCTGTAAACATTTTTTTAGCATCAGATCCTGTTTTAGAAAGTACACCTACTCTTGCATCTTTACTTATAGTAGCTGTATTAACCGCTTCACAAGAACCCATAAACGAAAAACCTGAACGTCTTATTTTCAAGTAACACATACCAAAACTTCTTTTATCAGCCTTACATGCTTCCCAAAAAATATAAAATATTCTGTTAGCCTCTCGAAAATCTGGTTTACCAATATCTATTTTTGTCCATTGCAAATACATATAATGAGTCCCTGTTATGTATGTAGAATTTCCGTTATTATAAAACCAAAAGCCTTCGTCTCTTCTATCAAACTCAGTTTCAATATAATCTACCCATTGATTTTTAAATTCAGTATTCATTTCGTGCCATTGAAATATTGAATTAATTTTTGATAGCATTTTAGGATACTCAAATACTGACCAATATTGATCTGAAGTTTTTTTAGATTTTTTAAAAATTTGATTTGGAGTTTTTGGCAAACCAATTAACAAACCATTTATATTATATATATCACCTACCGTACCGTCTTTACTAATAACAACCAAATCATGTTTAGGATTATAACCATAAGACCAGGATCTATGCTGATTCATCTTTAGCATAGATTGTTTAGATACATGATTTTTTACTACAGTATATAATTTATTTTGATCGTCTTTCTGCAAATCCTTGTATTGATTTTTCTTCTACTTTTTCAACTCCGTTTAATAAATCTTTTTCTAATTCAATTCTTGTTAATATTTCAAATGCATCAAATATAGCAAGCTTTTTAGTAGCAGCTGCATTCTTTAATCTATCCGCAGCTAACTCATCATCTTTATCATATTTAATAATATCTTCTTTAGCTACTTTTATTAATTGTGATACAGCTAATCTGCCTGCGCTAATTATTTCAATCTTCAAATCTTTTGTTGTTTTCATAATACCATAGTTATATTATTCCAAAACATTCTGTATAGTTTTTCTCCATTTATATAAAAAGGATATTCACACTCAGGCTCAAATACTACTTCATCATTTTCATTTACACCTAAGTCAGTTAGTTTTTGATTAGAATATTTAACTATACCTACAAGAGGTTCTTCCTCTACAGGTTTCATAATTATTGATTCTCTTACAGGCACGGGTTTTATAAAACAATACTTAGAATGAGTTTGCCATTTACCTTTATTATAATACATATAAAACTGATCGTAATCAATAAAAAATAAATCTTCTTTAAAAAAACTTCTTCCGCTTTTTTCTCGACCTTTCATGTCATAATATATTTTAAAAACATTATGATGAACTAACAATATATCTCCTGTGTTTATTTCTCCCTTATAATTTAATGGACAACTAACTACTTCAGCAAATCTATTGGAGGCCGTGTGATCTTCTTGAGAAACACTTGTAAAAAAATCTATACTTCCTATTTTTTTTACATTATCATATCTTCTACCCTTTAAAGGTTTTACTATAAAGTAATAAGGAGATTTCATTAAAAATTTATATTATATTCTATAGATATAGGCATGTTAGAATTAAATTCTTTCCATAATAATACTTCATTATTTTGTTCAATCCAAATTTTTATTGAACTATTTAAAGAATCATGTTTAATTAAATGTATAGTGTAACTACCACCTAACACAGGCTGCCCTATTAAGTAATGCATAGCGTTCGATTTATAATCAGAACCTATTGAAATCTTCCTAATATCCATTTTGATTAGAAGCTTGAACCGACTGTTAGCACTCTATAGTATACATTTACATACAATACTCCTGTACCCTGTGTAGGATTACTTCCACCAGCAGTTAAAGTAAGCCCAGTATTTTGAGCTATAACTTCATTTGACTGAGGTACTTCTGGTTTAAAAACTACATCTGTAGCCGAATTAACATTGCCATTTGATACTGAAGCAATAGATTCAGTCCCTATTGTTACTGGCAAATTAGGTGCAAAATCATAAGGGGTAGCTCCCGCATCCAGGTAGCACATTATGCTTATTATATCAAGAACTTTTCCTGCTCCTGGTGCTGCAACCAAGGTTGCTGGCGTAGTAGCTAATGTTAATAAGGTTGCGCTACTTACAGAAACATTTGCTATTACAGGAGAATCCGCAGCTAAACCTAAAAAACTTTGAACTTGTGAAAGAGTCACAGTTTTAGTTGCTAATGAATTATTTGCATCTGTTATAATTAAGTAATCGCTTCCATCTAGATTACTAATTGTAGGGTATGCGGTTATATTACTTATTTTCGCCATCTTCTGGTTTGTCTTTTATTTCACCAGTTTGTAAATTAATGACTACGTTGTCTCCGTATTCTTTAATCAACTCGCCTTCAAAAGTTTTAAACTCAGCTCTTAAAGTTTCGATAGCAGCTACTACCTGGAATTTTCTTACCTCTAGCTCAGCTACTTGTTGATGCATGGCGGTGAATTGTTGGTTTAATTCTTGAAGTTTACTTAAATGTTCTTCACTTACTTTTTTTACTTGTTCACTCATTATATTATATTTTATTGTTATTTTTTCAAATTTACTTAAATTATTTTACTTTATGCGTTTTCTAACGCTGAAACTTTTGCAGACAATTCTTGTATAGCTTTTACTAATACAGGAATTAATCTTCCGTAAGAAGCTTGTAGTTTTTCAGGGTCTGATGAATTTACTAATCTTAAAAAATCATTATCTAACCCCTGTAGTTCTTGTGCTATAAATCCAACGTCTTTAATTCCACTCGTTGAAGGTTTTACTGTTTTAAATGTTTCAATAACTTCAGTAACATCTTTTTCGCCATCTTTACCTGGTGTAATTTTTTCTTCTGTTTCAATTACAACTTCATCTCTTAAATCCCAAACAAATTTTCTAGGCTTCAAGCTCATTACAAGATCTAATCCATGGTCTAAATCTACTATATCAGATTTATCTCTTTCATCAGACAAGGCTGTAATAGTTTGAACCTGACATTTTAAAGCCGTAACACTTGAATTACCTAAAACAATTTCATTAGAAGTATTTGCAGATGTAAACTGCGCTCCATTTCCTATTGCAGTGTTGTTGTTCCCTGTTGACGCTGCGTTATTAGAAGGTCCTGAATTATATCCAATAAATGTATTGTATTCTCCTGAAACATGTTCATATCCTGCTTTAACTCCGTAAAATGAATTGTAGTTTGTAACGACAGAGTTGCTTATATCGTATCCAGAAAAGTAACCTATAGCTACATTTTCTGTTCCGTTGACTTTACCACCCATTGCTCTATAACCAATACTTACATTATTTTGGCAACTGCT